GGTTCAACCTCAATTAAAGCCGCTGTTGAGGCTGATAAAACACTAAGCGGTGCAGTGCAAACTTTAAGAGTTGTGTCTGCATCTCCAGGCACAATAACATCCGCTAGTATTGATTACCTAAGTTATCAGTACGCAGTAGAGTTGATAGGTTAGCGAAAGGAATAATATGGCCATATTTATGGGTAATAAAGTAGCTGTCATTGTTGGTACCTCAACCATATCTTCATTTGTCAGCACTGTAAGTCTTAACCGAGAAGTCGAAGCTGTAACTATTACAAGCATGAATGACACAGTACAAAATATGATAGGTGGAGTTGAAGTCTCATCTGTTAATTTAGAACTGTTCAACGATTTTGCGGCAGCTTCAGTGAACAGTCTTTTTGAAGATGCAATCGGGTCAAAACTGGCAATCAAATTGATACCAGTCACCGGTACTGTTACAGCTACAAATCCAAGCTACAGCATGTCATGTTTGATCACTCAATGGACACCCATTTCAGGATCAACAGACGGCGCAGCTACAGCAAGTGTGACTTTTCCAGTTACAGCTTTGACAAAAGCTACAAGCTAAAAGAAAAGGTGGGACATGCACAAGATTGAAATAACAAAGAAAGACGGCAAAAAAGTTACTTATGAACTTACGCCATCTGTTAAGGTCGGCTTTGAGGCTGAGTTTAAAACGGGATGGCGTAAGCGATTAAGTGAGTTACAGCTTGAGTCGGATCTTTGGTGGTTTGCACATGCTCTTGAAAAGGCGCAAGGCAAAACAGACAAAGAGTTTGGTGATGATTACATAAATCAGTATGTAGATGTTGATTTGTTGTATGAACCAAAAAATGGCTAGACCGGCATGGACAGATATGGGAGATTGCATCTGTGTCGGTGGCTACAGGTATTAGCCCTAAAGATTTATTAGAGGTTGATCCAGCAATCTATTTGGCTATCAAAGCAATCTTGCAAGAGAGAAGCCAACAGTCAAAGACAATGAGGCGTAAATAATGGCTGAGGTAGATAGATCATTAAAAGCTGTTTATGTTGCAGACCTTGATCGCATTTTAGCTACAATGAAAAAAATAGAGCCTGAATTGCAAAAAGAATTTAGAAAAGAATTACGCAAACAAGTAAAACCTGTTGAAAAATTAGCTGAGAGTTTTGTGCCATCTCAGCCTTTTCCTGGATGGCGTGAGACTAAGCCTTATTACCCAACCAATTGGGGATGGGCTTATGACACTGAACATAGGGGGCGTACCTATGGCAAAACAAACAAATCAAGATGGCAATGGTCGCAAGCTGAGGTAAGAGCCGGCATACAGGTGACAAGTGCCAAAACAAAGGTTCAAAGAATTAAAGGCACAACTTTTGCAGTAACCGCTTTGGCTTTAGTGAATAAATCAGTACCAGGCATCATTTATGAATTAGCAGGTTTTGGTACGGCACGCAGTAGAGGTAAAACTAGGAGAGTTAGTCGCAACCGCAATGCTAGTAATGACTTTATTGCTAAAGTAAATGCAACAGGTGGAGCAGCTGAAAAAAGGCTTATCTATCGGGCATCATATAGGTTAGGATCTCAAGTTAATGCTAATCTTGTTACAGTGTTAAAAAAATACCTGGGCGAAAACTTTAAGGATTAACTGTGGCACTAAGTCAGAATGTAGTAGTCAATTTTCTAACCAAGTTTGATAAAAAGGGTTTAGATAGGGCTACAAAAGAGCTTAAAGGATTTGACAAAACTGTAGCTGTAAGCAAAAAAGCCCTCAAGGCCGGTCTGTTTGCAGGTGCGGTTGGTGCGGGTTTTGCATTACTAAAACTTGGTAAGAGTTCTATAACCGCTGCCTTAGCTCAAGAAAAATTAGATAAATCTCTACGCTTGACTTTAGAGTCTATTGGTGCCGGTGGATTATTACCCAATGTCAAAGATTTTATAGATAACTTACAAAGAGTCACAAATGTTACTGAAGATCAGCTTGTCCCGGCCTTAAGACAACTAATTGCTCAAACCGGTGATCTTGATAGTTCACAGTTTTTATTACAAAAGTCTTTAGACATCTCAGCCGGTACCGGTGCAGATCTAACTCAGGTTTTGGATGCAATCACAAAGGCGGCGGTAGGTAACTATAAGGGGATTACAGCCTTAGGAGTCGGCTTTACTGCAGCCGAAGCCAAGGCTATGGGCTTTGAAAAACTTTTAATAAATTTAGACAAATATGCAGGTGCAGCCGAAGCATCAACAGAGACTTTTGAAGGTCAATTAAAGTCATTCAAAATTAGTGCAGGTGAGGCTACTGAAACTTTAGGCAACGGCTTTTTGATCGCATCCTCTTACATAGTTACAGGCACAGATAATCTTAAAAGCTTTGGTCTAGTTTTAGAGTCTGTTGCCGGCGGTGTCGGTGATGTACTTATTGGCTTCGGTAAAACAGTTAGTGAAAAAGGTTTCTTAACTGCCTTAAATACAACCTTTGAGGATCTTGGCAGAGAAGGTTTTAAAGTAAGACAAAAACAATTCTTGGCTGCTAAAGGTTATCTTGGACTTTCTCAACAGACTATTGATGCTTTAGAATTGCAGGAAAAGTTTGGTAAGAAAAAATTAACACAAGATCAGATGTTGGCCAAAATACAAGCGCAAATATTGGCTAGACAAAAAGCAACTACAAAAGAACAAACTGCTCAAGCCGCTTTGTCAAAGAAAAAAGCCGAATTAGAGTCTATGTTTGATTTAGACCGGATTAACCTACAGGCCGCTTTAAGCCGTAAGTTAAATGCCGAAGATGAGCTGCGTGTAAAAATCCTGCAAAAATTAAGAGACGGCACAAAAGAGGCTGTGGATGAAGCTCAAAGATATGCAGATGTTTTGAAGGTAATTGAGGATGGCAAAATTACTACAGGTGAAATTGATGAGCTTGCTAAAAAATGGGGCATGACTACTGTAGGTGTCACTTTATACATTCAAGAATTGTTTGCAGCAAATGAAGAAATTAAAAAGATGTTGGCTTTGTTAAGTCAAGTCAAGATACCTGAAGTAGGCAAACCTGTTGCTTCAATTCCGGCACCAACTATTATTGAGCCACAAAAATATGATAAAATTTTTAAAAATGTATATGAAGAATTAATTGCTGGGGGTAGCACTGTTGCCGGTGCTAGATCTGGGGCTGGTGCTAGTGCAAGATTGACAGCTCAGGCCGATGCATACTTTAGAGCTAATCCAGACATCGATCCTTTGACAGGTGCAAGGCGTGTACCACTAGCAGAGGGCGGTATTGTTACAAGACCAACACAGGCTTTAATTGGTGAGGCCGGAGCTGAGGCTGTCATCCCACTAGATCGCATGGGTTCCATGGGCACAAGAGTTACTGTCAATGTTGCCGGCTCTGTAATCTCAGAGGGTCAATTACAATCTGTAATCCAAGATGTTTTGTATAACCTCAACCGCACTGGAGCTGTAACTCAATTAAGTAATCTAGGTAGATAATGCCGGCGGCAATATTTAAAGCTGAGATTGACTTTAGCAATGGAGCTAGTTTTGACCCTGCTCTTGTCCTTGATGATCCTGCCACGCCTTTAGATGTTGCAATATTGGGTACAAGTGCAGCAGATGTTGTAGATATAACAAGCTTTGTAACACAGTGTTACATAAGGCGTGCCTTTAATAGATCATCTGACTCATTTGTTGGTGGCAGTGCCAAAATTGTGTTTGTGGATCAGACTGGTCAATTTAATCCGGCTAACACATCATCACCTTTGTTTGGCAAAATTAAACCTATGCGCAAAATCCGCATGACTGCCGCTTTTAACAATGTCACTTACAGCTTAGGATCTTTTTATGTGCAAGAGTGGAATTATCAGAGTCCTACAGGTTTTGACCCGGCCTATGTAACTTTAAATTGTGTTGATGGGTTTCAGCTTTTGAACTTGACCACAATTACTACAGTCAGCGGTGGTAGTGCCGGTCAGACTACAGCTCAAAGAGTGACTAGCCTTTTGGATGCCGGAGAGTGGCCAACTTTTATGAGACAGATTTCCACAACAGCTACTACTACTGTCCAGGCTGACAATGGCAACTCAAGATCTTTGTTAGCAGCTCTTCAAGAGGTAGAGCAGACTGAGGCCGGGGCTCTATATGTGGATCAAAGGGGCTTTGTTAAGTTTATGTCAAGGACAGATATTATTACAGACTCAGGTGGTACCTTGACAAAATTCTCAGATGTAGCTTTGTCTGGAGATATTACTTATCAACAGGTTGAATTTGATATATCTGATTTTCAAATGATCAACAAAGTTACAGTCACACCTGCCGGGTTAAGCGGTCAGACCGCAAGTGATACCACAAGCATTGATGATTATTTCCAACATTCTAGGGTTAGGTCTGGAATTATGCAGACTGAGGCAGATGCCTTACAACAGGCTCAAATGATTATTGCTTCAAGAAAAGAGCAGGGTGTTGATATACAACTTAACTCATTAACCATTGATGCCTACAGCCAAGAGGATCCGGCAAGAGTTACTGCAGCTTTAGAGCTTGATATTTTCAATCCTATTGAAGTCACTCAAACCTTACCTGCAGGCAATGTAGTAAGTGATAGCGTTATTGCCGGTGTCCAGTATCAAATCACCCCTAATTCTTTTTTAGTCACATTCTCATGTGCTCAGCCTTTTTCTGTAGGATTTTTGCTAGACTCAGCCGTTGATGGTTTATTAGATGAAGACAGTTTGAGTTACTAGGAGACACATGGCAAAGCAATCATTTGTGACAGGGCAGGTATTGACCGCCGCCCAACTAACATCTCTGCAACAAACCGCAATGTCAGGCGGAGCTGCCTCTGCTAAAACTGCAAACTATGTATTAGTAGCTGCAGATGCCGGTACAGCTATATCAATGACATCTACAAGTGCTACAACAATCACAGTCAATACAGGTTTGTTTGCAGCCGGTGACACAGTATTTATACAAAATCTAGGATCTGCTACCTGCACAATTACAGCCGGTACCGCTACAGTAAATACAGCTGGCAGTTTAATTTTGCCTCAATATGATGCCGGTATCTTGTATTTTGTTAGCTCATCCTCTGCAGTATTTTATGATTACATTCAAGTAGGTGCAACATCTCCATTGACTACTAAAGGTGATCTGTACACCTTTGGCACAAGTGATACACGCTTGGGCGTAGGT